TCTTCAGTGATTGAGAAACCTAAAGCAATGGTTTCGTGGTTGTAGCGAGCTGTGAAAGCTTCTTGAGCATTGTCATAAGCGATGGCTGAGCCTTCGTTTTTAACAGGAGCTGCTGAGAAACCAGACAGTTTTGTTTCTTCTTCGAAGCTACGCTCAGATTTCTCTGTTTCGTAGATCTCTTTGTGCTCTTCGCCGTAGCGCTTATATTCTAATCCGAACAAAGCGTTCAAGCCTGGGAGCAACTCTTTTAGTAGTTGTGCGCGTGAAATAGCCATTTACTTAGCTCCTTAAGCTGTGTAGTCCAACGCAGTTGCGTTGTTGTACTGGTGGTTGTTGATCTTTACATACACTTCTGTGTATGCGCCTGCACTAGTAGCAGTCTCAGGAACTACAGCAATAACACGAACTGGCAGTGCCGCAGCATTACCTTGAGCGTTAGTGGAGTAAACAGATACACCTGAATTACCGGTGGTAGAGCTGCCTGTACCTTGACGAACTGACATGTTAGTGCCAACAATGCTTTGGTTAACTGTAGTTACAGTAGCGTTAGCAGAGAAAGTTACCGCTACTTTGAACAATGCCAAAGGATCGTCAACTACATATGCTACAGCTGAAGTAGCAGCAGCATTACCTGGGTAATACTGAGCTTGTACAGTTTGACTCTGTGTATTAACGTACTGACAACCAACAAACACACCAGCGGTGTAGTTCGCAGCTGCTGTAGTAGAGTTAACAGTTACAGTTGATTTTGCTGCTGTGCCGCCTGCGACGATAGCGATGATGTCACCGTTATAGATTGTTGTAGCCACTGTAGATGCAATAGGAATCTGACGAATTGCACCTGCGTATGGTAAACCATCTACACGGTTAACAGCCTCTAGGCCGTAGGGAGCTGAAACGGTTGGATAAGCCATTTAAATCTCCTAATTAAAAAAAGTTATTTATTACCACTTCCAAACCCACCACCTTTAGTTGTCGTGCTCTTGCGATCACTAAACAGAGGCATGCGGGCATCACTGTTACGTAAAAAGCTGTTATCCACAGATTCCATTTGATTACGAGCTTTTTGGTCGTAATAGTCTCTGCGAGCTTCAGCCATTTCTCTTGGTTTCTTGCATAAAAGCAATCCGCCAATTTCAACGTTTCCGTCTTTATTACCCGTTACTTGTAGTTCTGGGTGATCAACGGCTTTTACTGGTTCCCATCCGTCACGACGTTTTTGAGACAAGTTTGTTGCATTTTCTTGTCCTGCAATCGCAATCGCTACCCAGTAAAACTCGTAGTCTGGGTCTGGTGTTGGGTCCGGTAAAGAGCTCGCTGGTTTATAAACGTAACGAGGTTTAGTTTGTTCGCGGGTTTCTAAATCCCGAGGTGTTTTGTTTGTAGCCATTTTTAAATCTCCAATTTAAGAACTTCTTGAGCGTACTGCTTGTGGGTTAAGCCAAATTTATCTGCCAATCGTTGCTGAGTGAGAGTCAATTTAACTACTTTTTTAGCCCCCGACGAGCGGGTAGCCGAAGCCACAACAGTTGCCGGTTTCTTATTTGAAGTAGGCTCAGGATCTCTTGAAGTACCAAATACTTCTGGAAATACCTGTTTTAAGCGACCGTCTACACGATCGAAGTAGTCATCAGAGCGGGGATCTATACCCGTAGCAACTAGTTTTTGGTGCAGCCCTAGTGCAAAAGCTGTCATTTCTTCGTACCCTGCAGACCCGAACCACTGGTTTTTTGCTTGCCAGCGCAAGGTTTTTTCGTCAAGCTGCGGTGCTTCTGGTACTTGTTGATACGTTTTTACATCATCTTGCTCCACTTGTAAAGGGGTAGGCCTGAAATTTTTTGCACTTTCAAGTTTCATCTTTGCATCAGTGAGGTTTTCTTGTGCTGCCAACATTGCGTCAGAGTCATAAGATTCTTGCGCTTCTTTGTACTTACGGCGTGCCATTTCCATTTCAGCTTCAGCCTTAGCTTGTAAGGTTTCCGCATAAGTGACTTGTCCGCTGTTAACGTACTCTTTAAGGCGGCGATTCTCATCTATGATTGCTTGAGCCATACGTTCTAGCTCTTGTTTCTCACGTAATGCTGCTTCCTTAGCACGTCTTTCATCGTGCCTTGCATGTGTTAATTGTTTGATTCGAGTCTGCGCACCTTGGGTGTAGTTTTCAATTTCTTCGTCAGAAGGATCTTCAACTTCTTTGTCTAGTGGCTTAGCTCTCTTATCACGTTCAGGGGTATCGTCTTCTATTTCAAAAGTAACGTCACCTTCAGCGTCAATATCAATATCGAGTTCTGCTTCGGGTTTACCCTGACTTTCTTCTGCTTCATGCGGAAACTTGTAATCATCATCTGCCATTTTTATCTCCTGTTAAACGCGGGTTATTCCGCGTGGGTCTTCGACTGTTGCTTCAACCTGATCATCATTAATCAAGCGAAACTCTTTTCCGTGAATCATGATCCGCGTCCCGGAATATGGACGGGTTATTACAAAGTCGCCCTGTTTGCACCACGCGCCTTGCGGAAACTTCTCGGCATCGTTGTAGCAATCGGGACCCATCTTTACAACAAACAGGACAGGCGAAGTGATTTCTTCTGTCTTAACTACTGTGTCAGCTTTAAGAAGACCACTTACATAAGTATCACCAACTTCTACTAGGGCACATAGGATTCGCCAACCTTTAGGGTCGGGTAAAGACTGGGCCTTTTGCTCGGCTGTTTCAAACTCATGGTCTACTTTTGGGATTTTTACTCCCGGGGGCAGAATCAATTCTGATTCTGGTAAGGCGATGGTTTCACTCATCGTTTTCTTTCTCTATATTTTCAGCGAGGTCAATTAAGTGGCGCTCTGCAAAGGCTAGACCTCGAATCACCCCGCAAAGCTCTTTGTACTGCTCAAAGCTAGAGCACTGACCATTTGCCAAATCATCAGTGTAGTTATTCATGTCTGCGCGGAACTTGTCACGCAAAACTTGTAAAACGTTCATTGTTAATACATCCATTTATTACTCCTTGGTTGATTTATTGTCTTTTAATAACAAAGCACGTTTGTGAGCCATGTCTACGCCAGTGGCAATAGCAAACTCTTTTTCTTTTGCGACACGTGTTTTGTCGTCTTGCGTGCTCTTAACTGTTTCCTTCATTGCAGCAATCTTCTCGTCAGACAGAATTTTGTCGCGTTTTAGGTTTATCTCATCAGCTCGTGCTGCTGCATCTGCCATCATTTTGTTCTTCTTGATGTCTAGCTCGCCCTGTTTAATCTGAAGCTCTTGCATTTGCATTTGAAGAACTGGGTCTTGAGCATTTTGCTGCGCCTGTTGTTGACCTTGTTGCGCTTTAGATTCTTGGAGAACTTGTACTGCTGCCTCAGCCATAAGGCGACTGATTTCTTTCTCCATATCTTCTGGTAGCTCATCATCTGAGCTAGGCAACGGAACGCCAAGTGCTAATTCAATCTTATTGCGGTAGCCGTATCCAACGTGTTCAGCGATATGCGCCTGCATTGCGCCCATGATTGCTTGAGCTTGTGGGTTTTGACCAATAAGCTGCATAACCACTGGATCTTGCATAGCAGAAGTATGAACTTTGATGTGGGCTTCGTGATCTTGGTAAGAGAAAGCCTTGAGTGGTTTGCCACGTAATGCGTTTTGGTTTTCTGTAACTGGATCGGTAGGCTTTTTATCATCTTCCATTGGCACAATCTTGTTTGCATGCTTAATACCTAACACTTCTAGCATTTGGCGATGTAAGTATGGCAAGTCATAGATTTGTGGGGACATCTGCGCAAGTTGAATAACTGCTTGATATTGAACAACTCGCTGAGAAAGGGTAGCAGCATTAGGATCTGATACCGGTAACACCTCAACCATGCTGTAGTCTGACTTCTTAGCACGGGCAGTACCTTCTTCTGGCTCGTATGTGTAAGTATCGTCAGTGTAGTCACGAATAATGGCAGCAATAAGTTGTAGTTCTTGCTTGAGCGCATAGTGCACCCGGGCTTGAACAGCAGACATTACCTTAAGGCTTCTTTCGAGTATGGCTAAGGTAGTTCCGACAGGTGCATTAGCAGACATGTCAGAGATTTTCATATCCGAAGTAGCCGCAAAGCGACGTGCTTCATCAATAATCTTATCCATCAAACCAGACAGAACCATTGAAGGCTCTTTGTATGGCAACGGCAAAATGTTATCTCTAATTGAGCCTGAACCAACGTCTACATCACGGAACTCACCTGGAGCAATCGGGGTGTCGTCGCCCTTAATACGTAAACCTCTAGACTTTAATCCGCCCGGCAAGTTTGAGAGTGTTCCAGCGTCGACGAGTTGACGCATGATGGATGTGGCTGATTTAGCATAGCCACCAATAAGATGAAATAAACCAAAGCCGTAGGAGCCATAACCGGGAATATATTGGTAGTGAACAAAATGGTGTCGTTTTAGTTTGAGGCTATCTGTTTCTCTCCAGTTACGGCGAATAGCTAAGACCTCGTTTGTACCGCGAATCATTGTTACAACGTAAGGAAGTGCAATACCTGTTGGCTCTCCTTCGTCATCTTTGTCTTCAAAGCCGGGTAAATCTAAATCAACGTGCGCTTCGTATAACTCAAAGCGGTCGTCGTAATTTGCAGAAAAGCCAGTCTCTTTATCTTTGCTTTCTTGAATGTCACTAGTAAATTTATCTGGCTCACCTAGATTTACATCACGGTAAAAACCAGCGTTCATTAACTTTAACAACTCATTCTTGGTCTTACGCATACGGTGCGTAATGCGGTGTGCTGTATTAATTTCAGAAATTCCGTATGGCAGAATAATGTCTTCAGCCGGTACAAACATAGATACTGGACGCTCAAGACTTGGGTCATAGTAGACCTTCTTAAACGCAGAACCTGCACTTGGCAAATTCCATAACATCTTTTCATGCTCTGGACGATAGTCAGGCATCTTTTCTGTCAACTCATAATTCATGTCTTCTTCAACACAAGTAGCAGCTTCTTTTTTCTCTGGAGTATCTTTACCAATAATCTGGGTTCTTACTGGACCACGCGCTGGAAAAGTTTCCATAATGGTATCGGATTGAAAACGCACAACTGCTTCAGTAATCATCGGATGGAACACGCCACAAGCACCATCCCAAGGTTCAGTGCGCTCTTCAAATTTGAGGCCTAATAGGGTTATGCCTTCTTTGTACATCTTTTCCCAGTCAGTACGAGAACCGAGGTCGTTTGAAATATCTTCTGATAGATCGCTGGCAATTGATTGAACTTCGCTTTCAGATAAAACATCTGCTAAGTTCTCATCAAAATCTTCTTCCATCTCATCTTTTTCAATATCAAGAATTTCTTCTCCTTCAACGCTAACTTTTAGCGCTTCTGGATCTTCTACCTCAATCTCAATATCTGGTTCTTCTGTTCCAACTAATTCGTCAAGCCCTGCAGGTGCTTGGTATAGCGATTTTTCTATGCTCATGGTTTTTCCTAATAGTACGCCGCACGTCTGCGGTATTTGTAAGTTAAGTCGTCTTGCTCATCTGTTTCAAGGCTGATAAACCCCCCCTGCCTATAACGCAGCAGTGCCTGAGTAGTAGTATCCACGAAGTCATCGTGTTCGCCAACTGGGAACGACGCAATTTCTTCAATTACTTCTCTTGCCCAACGGGTGTCTGGTGCCCATACTTTACCTGATGTAAACAAATCAGCTACTGCATTTAAGCGAACCATTTTGTCATTACCACGTGAGGGGCTAAATTCTTGTACGGGTATTCCAATAAGGCGCAGTTCTTGGATTAGTGGGCCTCCCGAAGCTTTTTTCTCCACAATAAACGCATCTGGCTGCCACTCTTTGTAGTGTTTAAGGGCTATAGCTTTTAGTTCTGGAAAGGTCATGCGATCTTTAAAAGCATCAAGCAAGATGATGTTGGGGTTGCCTTTATCCTCGTTGCTATAAAACACACCCCAAGTTGTACAAGCGGAATAGTCAGATGTTGTTTTGGTTTCAAACGCCGTATCCCAAGACTGAATGATGTATTCACATGGGGGTGGATCGTCTGCTTCCCACACTTTCCAGTCTTTTCTAGATACAAGGGCGCTCATGTCTGAGGTGGGATTCTGCATGTACTGAGCATTCCAGAACCGTGGATCTATCGACGCCTTTGTATTCTTTAGCGCTTCTAGGCTCCACTGCGCAGGCCATAGCGATTTCTCTTTTTCTGTGCCTTCTTCTAGGATGGCTGGCAGCTCAACTATTTCCCAAGGTATGGTGTCTGGGTTTTTTATCTGGTAATCAATCAATCTACCCGTCAAATCTAACAAACTCCACCTAGTCATAATGATAATAATTGCACCCCCCGGCATTAGACGTTGCAGTGGACCTTGTTGGAACCAAGACCAAGCATTATCAAACGCCAAACGAGAGTTTGCCTTCATATCCTGTTCAGAATGTGGGTCGTCAATAACAAATAAATCTGCACCGCGACCAGCCAGAGCGCCGCCAACACCAGCTGCGTAATACTGACCACCATCAGAAGTTGACCATTTGCCTGCTGCTTTCTGGTCCACCGCAACTTGCGTATGGGGAAATATTTCTTTGTAATCTTCGCCATCAATTAGGTTCCTTACCCTCCGACCAAAGTCTTCGGAGAGAGACGCCGTATGTGTACCCATGATGATCTTCTTTTCTGGGAAGTTACCCAAGAAGTACGCTGGAAACAGGTAGGAGCTAAACTCGGACTTACCCATACGTGGTGCTATGTTGATAATCACGCGCTTTTTCCTACCTTCAACCACGTCTTGGAATATCTTTGCCAGTTTCCGATGGTGGGGGCCTACTTTAAAACCTGGGTATACGCGTTTTGCAAACTCAATTGGATCAGTTTGCGCCTTTTTAAGTCCGTGTCGGGACTCTTTCTTTTCTAAATCGTCGAGGAAAGCCATTTTTTCTGCTTTACTCATGTCTTTAAGCGCAAATTGCGCAGCAAGAGCTTCTTCGGGGGTTAAGAAATCAAGATTCATTTGGTTTCTTTTGTTTTTTCTGGCTTTTCACTAACTTCTTTAGTGATGTTGTTCTTTTCTTGAGCTAGGTCTTTGGTACTTTTGATCTGAACGTCTATTTCTTCTATGTCTACGACGTCTACCACGCCCATGTACTTACCTAGCTTCTCTTTGATGCGGGCATCAAGCTCTTCATCGGTGACGTCTTCGTTTTTAACTGCGATTCTATCTGTAAACAACGCCACTTCTGTAACTTTCCCTAACATTTCCAACGCCTTAAGGCGTATCCGGGCGTCTGGATGACTAACTTCTTTGACTATATGGCTTACTGCCATGCTTCTAAGCTCTTCCGCTTGCTCAACAAACTTCCATTGATAGGCAGTTACCATGCCAACCGCACTTTTTATTTCTTCTGGCAGGTCTAGCTGCATCAGTCTTTCTTTTGCGCGGGGGTCGTTTTGGGTTAAGGCGTTGAATGTATTGGCAACTTTCTGTTGTTGCGCCTCTGTAAGTATTTCTTCATCTTCTTCATCAAACTGGCTTAGCCACTGTGATGTTTTGATTTGCGCACTGAAAGTTTCGGTGGCGTTTTTGGATTCTAGGGGGTCAAAAGGGATGTCGCCGGGTAGGGTTTCCGGTGTGTAGTCTGCGGCTGATGCTGTGACTAGGTGTTCTAAGAACAAATCAAAATCCCCTTTGGTTGCGTGTGGTGCTCACGTATGGCTGGATTGTATATCGTTTTTTTATTTTGCGGTATAATTTTTTTACCGTGGTCTTTTCTCCTTCGTTTGGTCCACGGTTCCTTGTTTGAGATGTTAGTACATCTATTTGAGCCCCCACCTAATCCGTGGGGGTTTTTTTTTTTGTTACTTGGTTTTGTACATCTTGAGGGTGTCGGCGATTACGCCAAACCAAAACTCATACGTCTGCTTTGTGCGGTTTGCCAATTCTTCAAACTGCTTGACTGCTTCTTTCTGTTGCTTTTCAAATTCTGTGTACATGGTGTTTCCTTTTCTTTACATTGATGTTTCCCATAATTTACATTTCTGGGGTTTTGTGTAGTTTATTACACATTATGTTGCAATGCAACATATGTCTAGTATTTGCGGTTTTTTATACATATGGGTATCAATATGTATATGCGATCAATACTTATAGGTTGGAGTTTGTTGTCTAATCTTTGACATGGTCCCTTTATTTTTTTATTAAAATTTCATGCACTTTTATGCTGGTTAATGTCACATGTTTGCACGGGTTTTTCTTTTGTAATCAAGCGGTTGCGTCGTTATTTTAAAAAGGTGGTTATACAAGATTTGACATTTTTTTGTTTTGTGGCTGAGGAACAGTGTTGTACGCCAAACGTGCAGGGCTAGCCTAATTCGGGTTGGTGGGTATCGGGTGGGGTCAAAGCCTAGCCCAACATGACTTCTCCACAACCCGTTGTGGTATAATAGAGGTATCGATTGGGAGAACTTCTCCCATTGATCTGTATGCCGAGCCAGTTGCTCGGCTTTTCTTTTTGGAGAATCAAATGAAACAAGCAAACCAAGTAGCAACCTATATCAACGCAATCGCATCACACATCAAGGCAGGCAAGACATTGAAGCAAGCCCTCGAAGCACTCACGCCTGTATTCGATAAGGCAAGTGTGGAAGATCAGCAAGCCATTACGTTGCAGATAGCACAGTTCATTGGTAAGGAGTATGGGGTCAAGCCTATCACCACAAATCGTGGTGGAGTGTCGTTTGATCGCAAGACCAAGAAGGGTGATGCTGCTCGCAAGATGATGTCCTACTACTTCCCGACAGTCTATGTTGGAAAGGCTAAACCAAAGACAAGTAAGCAAGTCGATAAGGTTGCCGTTGCTATCAAGTCGTTGTGCAATAGATTTAGCAAGGCAGAGTTAAAGCGTATCGCCAACGGCATTGCTTAATGGGAGAAGTTCTCCCAAACACATTGGACAGAACTCGTAGGGAAAAGTCAGAGGGTGAGGCTTCTCTGCGGTTCTGTTTTGTGTCTAATCAGTAGTTCATTCCACAAGGAGTATCTGTATGTTATCTAGTATCCAACACTCTTGGAAAGCACAATGCTTACCCAAGCACCGCTATACACGCAAAGCAATCAAACGACCAATGCTCATGGTATCGGGCAACAAGCGGTATTCAGTTTGTATGCGCTTGTATCTAAGGTTCAGTAGTAGCAGTCCATGTATCCGCTTTAATCAACCAACCAACGAAGGAGTATGACCATGCACAACGCAACCACCACCAAACCAAACGACTATGTCCTTATCCATAAAGACGAGGGCAAGATCACACGACCACCCATCATCTGCAAAACCTACAAGTCAGCACTCAAGCTGATGAAGAAACAAGGCGGTAATGATGGTTGGGCATCAGGTTGGTTTGTATCAACGACCTTTGCACTCACTCGTGCTAAATGGGCAATATGAAAGCTGATGGGGTGTTCTCTGCAACGTGTTGTGGAGAACCCCTGTTTTTACCCATTTTTGCCAATAGTCTACCTTTTCGCCTATACCTGACACATATCTTGACGCCAGCGAAGCCTTATAGAATGGGCGCATGGCAGAAAGCATACCTATATATATACATATAAAGACAAAGACATTTATATATAGGTGATTAAATGTGGACACAAGTAAAAAAAGATTTAACAATCTGACTTAGTTTAATAATTCTCTAAAAAACGTATACCACTACTATGCACAACCCACAAAGCCTGATACCATATAGTCTAGCCAACGGCAACTTGTCGGACATCCCTAGGCGAAATGCTGGACAACCCTGCCACAAATGGGAGAACTTCTCCCAAACGAAGGAGAAAGTGATGATCGTAGTAAGAGAAAAGCAATGCACCAAGTGCGGTGAAACCAAACCGAACGCACAGTTCAAACGCAGACTATCCCTTGCACAAACTCGAGCAGTTCTACACAACCCAACCGCAACAACCAACTACATGGCAGACTCAAAGCTATGCAAAGCCTGTCAGCCCAAACGCAAACCACCACGCTTACTGACTGATAAAGAGATTCGCACACGCATAACAGAGGGCGACTTGCGTAGGGGATTAGGCGAAGCAATACTAGCGAAACGAAAAGAAGCACTACCAAAGCGTAGAGCAAAGGCAATGAAAGAGCATTGGCAAAAACTAAAGAACGAGCCAATCCACCAACTAAAGAAGTTCATAGGGCAACAAGTTGCCAAGTTCGCAAAGCGTTTCAGTAAATCAAAATACCTACAAGACGCCACCAAAGAACAGAATAGGTGGAACTACATGGAAGCTAAACGAGTGCGAGATGAGTTGGTAGAAAGAATAGATCGAGGTGAGCAGATACCAACAACCATAGATATACAGACCATGTTCAGACCTAAGCCTGCACACATGAGAGAACGAATTAAGCAAGACTAACGTAGTAAAACCTAAAGGAGAAGCGTGATGGATAGCATGGACAAGTTCGGTTGGATAGTAGTAAGCCTTGCACTAATGATGTTAGTGATGCAGTTAGTCAGGTATGTAGTCAGTTGAAAGAAAAGAATGGGAGAACTTCTCCCAAACACATTGCAGTAAACACTAGACAAGGAGAAAGATAATGCCTAACAGCAGACAATACCGCTACTTACACAAGGGCGAGAACGAGTGGCTTAGCGAACCACCAAACAACCCAACCGAAGCAGACCAAGAAGCATGGGACGAGGAATGGAAGACCATCAACCTAGAGTCAGGCGGTATGAAGGTCGAGTTCACCGAAGATATGTATACCAACAGCGAATACTCTGACATACCCGAGTACATAAATGTCACCATCAAAGACGAATACATACTGCAATACAAGATGGCACGAGGGGTTATCAAGGCTATCGAAGGTGCGGCGCATATCAGCTTTCATGTAGGCATCGACTGTTACACAGATGATGGATGGGGTGGCATAGGTAGTGAGCGCATATCCATCAGTCCAACAGGCGCATGGGTAACCATCACAGCCAAACATGGTAGTGACGAAGTAGAAGTAGATGTATCCCAGCAGTTCAACCAAGCGATAGGAGAAACAGCATGATTTGTTATAGGTTTGCCTTATGTAATGATTTTACGGGTATGGAGTTTATGGGCACAGAAGTAGACAACCCCAACCCACAAATTGACACAGAGTTTTGGAATCGCTTTATGCAAGGCGATTGCTATATGGTTTACCGAGGCGAAGTATTTGATGACACAGACGAAGGAGAAACAGCATGACCACATTCACATTGCAAGACCTTAACTTAACAACAGAGGAGCAAGAAGCTATGCAAGCATCAGCAAAACTAGGCGCAGGGGTAGATTTAGGTGAGATGTTCAGAGATATAGGTAGCGTGTATGCAGGCGAGGGTAAAGCTAGCGTAATGGACGAGGTGCGTGCATTGGGTCAGACCATAGCCGAGAACACCCGACTTGAGGCACAAGCTGGCACACTAGACGCACCCCAACCTCAACCTACCCAAATGGGAGAACTTCTCCCAAACCCTGATTTACCCACCATCATCAACAACATATGCACCCAGCTTCAGCTTCTCTCTACGGTC